CGTATACAACGTGCTCCAGAAAGACGAATTTTCTATGTAGACGTTGGAAATATGCCGGCACACATGGCTATGAGCTTTGTTGAACGTGTTAAAAATGAAATTCAACAACGACGTATTCCTTCATCAACGGGTGGCGGAGCAAATGTCATAGACGCTAGTTATAATCCACTAAGTGTAAACGAAGACTACTTCTTCCCACAGACCGCCGAAGGTCGTGGATCAAAAGTAGAAACATTGCCTGGAGGTACAAATCTTGGCGAAATTACAGATTTACGTTATTTTACTAACAAACTGTTTAGGGCTCTTCGCATCCCTGCTAGCTATTTGCCCACAGCTATCGACGAGCAAGCCAACACTGTATCAGACGGCAAAGTAGGCACAGCTTACATACAAGAATTGAGATTTAACGAATACTGCAAACGTCTACAGAGTATTATAGTAGAAACATTTGATCTTGAATTCAAGCTGTGGCTTAATGATCAAGGTGTAAACATTGATAGTGGACTGTTTGAACTTAAATTCAATCAGCCGCAGAATTTTGCTGCTTATCGTCAAAGTGAATTAGACACAGCTAGAGCAGCTACATTTTCACAGGTGGTACAGATTCCGCATCTCAGCAAGCGTTTTGCCATGAAACGATTCTTAGGCATGACTGAAGATGAGATCAAAGAAAATGAAAAACTGTGGCGTGAGGAAAACGGTTCTAATATCAAAGCACCTGCCGATGCACAGAGTCAGTTGAGAGGCATAGGTGTAACACCAGGAGGCATGGCTGCAGATGTTGGAACTCAAGAAGCAGAAGCACCTTTAGATATGGCAGCTGCCGCAGAGCCAGGCGCAGATGCCGGGGCAGAAGCAGCACCAGAAGCACCAGTTCAGTAATAAATACATTATGCTTCTTAACGAATTCTTTTATTTCAACGAAAAAAACAACGACTTTGCTCAAGATCGTAGATATGAATCCAGCAGAGATCGCAGCATCATTGACAAAAAAGACACCAGAAAGATACGTCTTACGCTGCGACAAATCAATCAACTGAGGCTTCAAAGCGAAGCACATCAATTAGAATCACAATCTGAACTGGACTTTATAAGACAAATGTATGGAACTCCAGTTGGCGAAGAAGCAGCATCTGCACAATAACCCCGCGTTTGTTATAGGCAACGGCACCAGTCGACAGTGCTTGAACCTGCGATCTCTAATAAACAAAGGTGTGACCTACGGCTGTAATGCACAGTATCGTGAGTTTGAACCTCACTATTTAATAGCTGTAGATGTGAAAATGGTCAACGAAATCATCGAGTCTGGCTATAACAAAAAACATCAAGTTTGGACTAATCCCAATAAAGGCATACAAACCAAACATGGTGTAAATTTTTTCAGTCCGCACAAAGGCTGGAGTTCAGGACCCACAGCACTATGGTTTGCAGCCACCCAAGAACATAAAAGCATCTACATTTTTGGATTTGACTATCAAGGGCTGAACGGTAAATTCAACAACATTTACGCAGACACATTCAACTATAAAAAATCAACAGATGCAGCAACTTATCATGGCAATTGGCTGAGTCAAACTGAAAAAGTAATCAAAGAATTCCGTCACACACATTTTTTTAGAGTCATAGAACCTGGAGCATTTATACCGGACAGACTAGGACCTGCTCTGACCAATCTCAGTCATATCACCTACGATGAATTTAGTAGAAGTTTTCCTGATACTATATATTCAGATCAAATCAATCAAAAAACTACCATTTAACACCGGTTTGTAATCTTCGTGTTAAATAAACAACAGCCCATACCATTTGAGGAGAATACCATGGCCGACAATAAATTACTACAACAGATGCTTGAGCATTTGGTCAATGATGATCAAGTTAAAGCAGAAGAACTGTTCCACGAATATGTGGTAACAAAATCTCGTGAAATCTATGAATCTTTAATTGACAGCGAAATTGCTGAAGAAGAAGAAAAAGACGAAGAAGATGAAGAAGTAGACGAAGCTGCAAAAGACGACGATGCAGAAGAAGACAAAGTCGACGAAGAATTTGAAGACATTGCTATTGAAGGCGATGACGAAATGCCCGCAATGGGCGGTGATCCAACTGACGAGCTAGAAGGCGACATCGATGCAGAAATGGATGACGAAGAAGGTGAAAAGTCTGAAGAAGAACTATTCCAAGACCTAGATAGCATTGTAGACGAACTACAAGCCAAATTTGATGAACTCAAAGGCGGAGATGACATGGGCGACATGGGCGATGATGACATGGGCGACATGGGCGACGAAAAAATGAAAGACAGCATGGACCTAGCAACTGTTCGTGAATACGTCGAGAAAGTTGCACCAGCTAAAATGGGTGACGACGGCGTAAACAACAAGTCTATTGTAGCTGGCAAGAATGACATGGGCGGTACAACTGCCAACATTCTAAGCGGCAAGAATGGTGCTCCTGGTTCAGAAACAGGTGAATTAAAAGGTTCAGGATTGCTAAAAGGCAAGCCAACCGAAGATAATGCTGGCAACATCAATGTCCCAGGCGGCAAAGCAGGTAATGCGTTCTCTAAGAAAGAACCTGGACATGGTGCTGAAAAAGCTGGTGCAAAAGAATCACCAGACAACAAGCAAAGCCTTTTCCGTGGTCGTAGATAATAGGACTTAATGGTGAAAACTACTCTATCAGAACATTTGAGTTTTGACCAGGCTAAGATTGTCTTGGAGCGCGACGAAGGCAGCGACGGTAAAAAGTCGCTGCATCTAAACGGCATTTGCATTCAAGGAGACATCCGTAATGCAAATCAGCGTGTTTACTCTTCTGAAGAAATTGGCAGGGCTGTCAAAACGCTCAATGAACAGATCGCTGGTGGCTACTCCGTTCTTGGAGAAGTTGATCATCCTCAGGATTTAAAAATTAATCTAGATCGTGTTAGTCATATGATTACCAAGATGTGGATGGATGGTCCTAACGGCTACGGAAAACTAAAAATACTTCCAACTCCTATGGGACAGTTAATTCAGTCCATGCTAGAGGCGGGAGTCAAACTGGGTGTTAGTTCCAGAGGATCCGGCGAAGTAGACAGTAGTGGCAAAGTGCAGGGTTTTGAAATAATCACAGTAGATGTGGTAGCACAGCCTAGCGCCCCGGGAGCTTATCCCACACCAGTATACGAACATTTAATCAATAACACAGGCGGTTACAAGGCATATCAAATAGCACAAGAAGTTCAAGGCGACCCCAAGGCTCAAAAATACTTAGCAGAAAGTCTCAAGAGAATAATCTCTGGACTCAAATAACAGTAGGAGAATCACATGCTAGACATCGTAAAACAATTGTTTGAAAACAATGTGATTTCCGAAGAAATCAAATCGGAAATTGAATCAGCTTGGGAAAGCAGAATTCAAGAAAGCCGTGATCAAGTAACCGCTGAACTACGTGAAGAATTTGCTCAGAAGTATGAGCATGACAAAGGCGCAATGGTAGAAGCTGTAGAAGCTATGCTAACAGATCGCTTGCAGGCAGAGTTAGGTGAATTGGCAGAAGATCGCCAAGGACTTATCGAAGCCCGCGCCAAGTATACTAAGAAAATGAAAGACGATTCCAAAGCAATGGAATCATTTATCTTTAATAATCTTAACAAAGAATTGGCAGAACTACACGAAGATCGCAAGACAGTTGCAAACAATGTTGCAAAATTAGAATCTTTTATCGTGGATGCCCTGGCGAAAGAAATCGCAGAATTCCACACAGATAAGAAAGATTTGGCCGAAACTAAAGTAAAATTAGTACGCGAAAGCAGAGCCAAGTTTGACAATCTCAAGAAAGAATTTATCACAGCAGCTTCCGTAAAAGTAGCAGAAACAGTGCAGAACGGTCTACGTTCTGAAATGACTCAGCTCAAGGAAGACATTGAATCAGCTAGAAGAAATGACTTTGGTCGCAGAATTTTTGAATCATTTGCCAGCGAATATGCTGCAAGTCATCTAAATGAGAAATCTGAAACAGCAAAACTTCTCAAAGTTATGATGACAAGAGAATCTGAATTGGAACAAGCAGCAAAAATGGTTGCAGAAGCACAGCAACAAGTAGCACAGAAAGAACGTGAACTACATGTCATCAAAGAAAGTAATCAACGCAAGGAAGTTATGAGCGAATTGCTGAATCCTTTGGCTGGTGACAAACGTGAAGTCATGAAAAGTCTGCTTGAATCAACACAAACAGAAAAGCTACGTACAGCTTTCGACAAATACCTACCAGCAGTAATGAATGGTGGAGCACCGGCGAAGAAAGTACTATCAGAAGGCAAAGAAATTACAGGCGATAAACAGGCACCTCAATCCAGCGGTAAAGAAGAAAAAACCGCTGAGATATTTGACATCCGCAGGCTTGCGGGACTAAAAGTTTAAGGAGAACTATAATGTCACAATTACTCGAGTCACGCTGGTCGGAAACCAAAGACGCCCTTTTAGAAGGTCTTCAAGGTAACAAGCGTTCAGTAATGGCAACAACTCTAGAAAATACCCGCAAGTATTTGGCAGAGAGTGCCACCGCTGGAGCAACATCCGCCGGTAACGTTGCAACACTAAATCGTGTGATCCTTCCTGTGATCAGACGTGTAATGCCTACGGTCATTGCTAATGAATTAGTTGGCGTACAGCCAATGACAGGTCCAGTTGGTCAGATCCATACTCTACGTGTTCGCTACAGCGATACATTTAGCGGCACTGGTGGAAACGTTACAGCTGGTGAAGAGGCTCTAAGCCCATTCAAGATTGCTGAAGGTTATGCTGGTGCTACTACTGGTAAGGCTGCTTCAACAGCTGCACTAGAAGGCGTAGCAGGTAACAAACTAAGCATTCAAATCTTGAAGCAAACAGTTGAAGCTAAGACACGTAAGTTGTCAGCTCGCTGGACATTCGAAGCAGCTCAAGATGCACAAGCCCAACAAGGCATTGACATCGAAGCTGAGATCATGGCTGCTCTTGCACAAGAGATCACAGCTGAGATCGATCAAGAAGTTCTACGTAGCCTAGCTACATTGTCTTCAACAGTATTAACATATGACCAAGCTGCTGTATCTGGAACAGCAACATTCGTTGGTGACGAGCATGCCGCATTGGCAGTTCAGATCAACCGTGCTGCTAACTTGATCGCTCAGCGTACACGTCGTGGTGCTGGTAACTGGGCAGTTGTATCACCAACAACATTAACATTGTTGCAAAGTGCTACTACTTCTGCTTTTGCTCGCACAACAGAAGGCACATTTGAAGCTCCAACAAACACCAAGTTCGTTGGTACATTGAACAGTGCAATGAAAGTGTATGTTAACACATATGCAGAGAACGACAACGTTCTAGTTGGTTACAAAGGTTCTAGCGAATCTGACGCAGCAGCATTCTATTGCCCATACATTCCATTGATGAGCAGTGGTGTTGTTCTTGACCCAGCAACTTTTGAACCAGTCGTGTCCTTCATGACACGTTATGGTTATGTTGAGTTGACAAACACAGCTTCTTCTCTAGGTAACGCAGCTGATTACTTGGCGACTGTTGCTGTAACATCCGCTAACCTACGTTTTGCTTAATCTGTAACACGTATAACGCAACTTCAAAAAGGCTCTTCGGAGCCTTTTT